GTTATTATATCTTGTAGAAGTTGTGTCATTATAATTTTGTATATCTATGTATTCTATAGATCTAATTATAGTACTATCTGATTCTTTTAATAATATATCTATTCCTTTTACAAAATAATCTTCATACATGTTATGAGATGGTAGTTCTATTTTAGATATTATTCTATTAATAGTGTTAACCATACAAACATTCTCAGTAGTTTTATATGTTGATACTATATCAGTTGTTTCAAAAAATTCTTTTGGAATAAATAAAATTTGAGTAAAAGGTGCTATAGGTGAATATGAGTTATCAACAAATTTAAATCTATATGAAAACCTTACAAATCTTTCTTTTAAGAAATTAGAACCAATAGTAATATCATTATTTTGTGTTGTAGTAGGAATTAAACCATATTTCATAGAGTTTACAACAACCCCACTATCATTATTTATCAATAAAAGTGGAGCTAAATAAGGAACACATCTAGGTATAGACAACTGCTCATCATAATTATAAAAACTAGAATTTATACTTAAATCTAATCTTCTTGGTTGATTAAAATTATCTGTCCAAAATAAATAATTATCAACTATATTAACTCCTGTTATTAAATGTTTTTTACAAAATCTTAAAAACCTTCTTTCTAAAACAGTAGAAAATATAGAATTTTTTTGATCATATTTTAATACAGCACAGTAATCATCTATGGTAGGATATTCTTTTACTCCAGTTTCATAAGCAAAAGTAGTAACAAACCAATATATACAGTCGTGTTTTTCATCGACTACATAACCTATTGGTTGAGCATTTAAATATCCTAAAGATTGAGCATACGTTAACACGTTGCTCTTTATATTTTCTACTGATCCAACGTTATTTTCACCAGCTTGTCCAACTGTTATGTTTAACGCGTCTCTATATTCAGAATTTTTTAGTAATCTATCTTCAATGTCCTTATTCATTTTACCACCTATAAAGTGGTTTTTAGCTTCTGCCATATTAAATTAGTGTTTAAGTATTTTAGATTTGTTTCTAAGAACTTGAGATATTTCTTCAAGTTTAATATTAGACAATCTTATCTTAGCTGATCTTAAAGCTGTTGATCTTTCTTTTTTATATCTATTAACTATATACTCAGGTATATTTGATTTAGATGATAATATCCCATGAGCAATATGCATGTACAAAGCTTGTTCTGCTAGTTTATGTACTTGCATTTCTTCGTCAGTACCTAAACCATCAGATATGTATTTAATAACTATAATTTTATCTAATAAATCAGAACTAAAAGAAATACAACCATCTCTTTCATTTATAGTAAAGAAACCATTATTTTGTGATGTCTCAGGAGTTAAACCATATCTACCACCAGTGTTTCTTTTATAAAAATAATAGTAATCATAATATATACTTTTATCACTATATCCATCGTCTCCTGTTAAAACTTTAGGATCTAAGTTATTCCACCTAGTATCACCAACAGAAGTACCGGTAAGTAGATTACCGTCTTGATCGTATAAGTATTTATATTGATCATCTTGAAGTGGTGATTCTTCCGTGTTAGAATGTAATCTAGTTGGATAAAGAACTCTCTCTATACCGTAAGAATCAATCCAACATATCTTAGTATAGTTTATATAATCTTGAGGTAATGGAACTGATAAACTAGGTCCAACTTCAACTTCAATAGACTTATAAGATTTTAATGTATCATAACTAAATTCTTGTAAACCTCTTTTAGCATGAAACATTACATCAGTTCTTTTAACATCATCAATAAGTTTACCGTCACCAACATAGGCAACGATAAAGTTATTTATAATATCTATAAGTGAAATAAATTGATAACCACCGGTTTCGCCATTGTAGTAATCTTCGCTAGATTGTGTTATTAAACCCATTTATTTAGTTTTCTAATTTATCAGTATATCCTCTCTGTGCCATTGCAGCTTGTGCTACTGCTGGGTCTTTTATAGTAACTCCAGTATAAGCTAGTATATTTATTATCAAACTAGTTTCTTCTGAAGGATGTAATTCAAAGTTATTTGATCCTGTATTTGGTACAATACCAGTACCTGTAGCAGTTGGTTCGTATATATACATATTATTAGCGGATGTATTTACACTATATGCCCAAACTGGATCACTTGGTGTTTTAACATAATCTACAGACAAACTAGTCAATGTATTTGGAAATACTTTAATCTCGTCTACTTGTCTATAATATATTGGGTATTTTGCAGATGGAGCGGTTAATTTAGATGCCGTTATATAATTCCAATCTGACTTAGTAACTTCTTCAACTTGATCAGTTGTATTAGATACTGTAAGATTTACTAATCTGTACATATCTGTTGGTAAAGAAGTAGTACCACTGGTAAGAGTTAATGTTTGCGTTTTAGCAAATATGTCTATCTTTTCTTTTTCTACTTTAGATAAATCAGCATAATCACTATTGATTACTCCAGATTTTTTCTTAACTAGTTCTTTGTTATATTTGTAATACGCAGATTCAAGTAATTCTAATTGAACTTGTCTAGCTATTTTATTAAACTGATCTGGTGTTAAATAACCTCTTTGTTCTTTATTTAATATCAGTAATACTGATTTGTATACTTTATCTACGTTTATCATATTTCATATTTTGATATGAGATATGGGATCTAATACCGATCCCAAACCTCATAAATATTGTTATACTCCTATTTTCTTTTCAATAGACTTATAAACATCTAAACCTTCATCTGTTTTAAAGAATGCTGCCATTGCAGAGAAAGGATGCTCATCAAAAGGTACTGTCATGATTTTTTTACCATTCGCAGTCCATTTAAAAGTTCTTTGATCTTCATCGAGTTTAATAATGTTAAATTCTGTAGCTTTAATAGCAAAATTCCTTAACATCACGTTATCGTCATTAACTAGTTCTAAGAACAAATAAGGTTCTCTTCTAGCAAACAATAATATATCTCTTTTTATTTCAGCTGAACTCATTCTAGATACCTCAGATCCTTGTTCAACTCTTAATACTGCTTCAGCATGAACAACGTCCATTTCTAAAGCCATATTTAAAGCTTTAATTTCTGTCTCAATATCTACAACCTCTTCTTTAGCTTCAGCCACTGGATCGTGTTCTGCGTATATTTTATTTAGAAGTGGATGATATAAAGAAAGTAATTTTTGTAAAGCTTGATTTTCTTTTTGTACATTTAAAACTCCGTCTTCAAATATACACATTGCAACTGTAACTGGTCCTACTTGTTCATCTACAAAGCAAGATTTTTGATTTGTTGCATATCTTAATTCTCTTTGATAACCTTTTTCAGGATCAAACCACATTAGTGGACTAACCTCGCTATGTTTAACAGATATAGTGAACGTTAGTGGTGACATGTTGTTTAATAGAAAATAAGTTCTATCTTTAAATTCCCATTTTTTTTCAACGGGTTCTGTTTTAGTTGTTGCCATAATATAATAAAATTTAATAAGTTTAATTTAAAAGTAAAATTACCCCCGAAGATATATCGAGGGTAAGATTACATTGTTTGTATTATACTGTGAATAATACGAAGTTGTTAGCAGCTTGAGTGATCAAACATCTTTCTGACAAGAAGTGAACATTCATTTCATCTACGTCAGAAGTATAAGCTCCACCAACAGATCCAGTGATCCATGATTTCATTCTACGATCATCAGCTTCAGAAGCTCTATATCTAACGTGTAAGAATGGACGTTTGATATTTTTACCTAAAGATTGGTCATATACTGAAGATGTACCAGCCGGAGTTAAAACTCCCATAATATCGTTGGTCAATCCACGAGTAGAAGCGTTGTTTAAGTATTTCCAGTCAGTTTTGTAGAAGTCGTAAGAACCTCTTCTGAATCCAGAGAAACCTAAGTTCAAAGCCATTTCTTCACTATTTTCAAATACTCCATAAGAACTACCACCAACAGTGTTAACAGTAACATTAGCAAGCATATTATCAAAACTTAACGACATGTCTCTGTTTAAGAATAACATGTTTTCTTCGATAGCCCCTTGTTTGTCTAGGTTTTTAAGAATAGCATCAAATTCAACTAATGCAGCAGAACCAGTTCCTGTTCCTGTGAATCCTTGGAATACATTACCTCTAGAAGTAATAGCAGCAAACAAACCTTCAGTACCTTTAACATTTACACCTGTAGTTAAACTAGTGTTTATAGCGTCAGAACCTGCAGCGGCAAACTCACCTTCTACTAAAGCCATTTCTAAGTAATCTTCGAAACGCAAACGAGTTTCGTGCTCTGATTTTAAGTACCATAAGTATCCTGAAGCGCCGTTCTCAGTAGTAACCTCAACCCATCCAATTTGTGCTGTATCAGAACCTTTTACAGAGTATTTATCTTTTAAGATAATTGGAGTGTTAGAGAATTGTTTAAAACCTGCCTCAACAGATTCTTGCATACCAGCTGTACCTTTAGCAAACTCAGAACCGTAAACGAATACGCTTAAGTTAGGGTTAGTAACTGCAGCAACGAAAGATGCTGGCCACTGAGCAGCTGTGTAAGGTTGAGCAGTAACTTCTGTGTTACCAGCATTAACAGCACTTACATAAGCTTTAACAGTAACTGTACCAGTAGAAACAACGATTGTTTGACCAACTCTAATAGCGTGAATACCATCAGCTGTGTTAGTAAATGTTAATACGTTATCAGTAGCTGTGTTAACTGTCTTTACTCTAACATTTCTATATGCTAAGTGTAAACGTCCTTGTTCTGACCAAATAATTTGATCTGATGTAGATGGTAATTCTGCTCCAACCATTCTTGAGAATGAAGAAACTGAACGATTACCATATCTTTCCACCTCTTGTTCGTAAACATCAGGTAAGAATTGTTTTGCGAAAGTACCACCACCTGAAACTGAGTCAAATGTTAAGTAGTTACCTGCAAACAATGATTTTGTAGGCGCTGGAGCAAGTGAATAACCACCTTGTAATCCTAGCGTGTTTGAATATTGTCCCATTTTTTAATTTTTTAAATTTTTTTTATTTTTTTCCAAATCTAATTTTTAACTTAGAGTCGTCATTAACATCTAAAGCTTTAACTTGGAAACCATCAGGATTGCTTGGTTTTTCTTGATGCGTTTGTCTAGGATCCATATCTATGTTTTTTGATCTCATAGTAGATTCTTTAATTGCATCTGCTTTACCTTGATCGTAAAAATGTTGTGCTATTGCGTCTCCATTCTTAGCTTGGTAAAGCGCTTTATGCCAACCAGCAGGGTCTTTTAGTTTTCCTTTATCATCCACGAATTCCTTAATTAAATTAGAAACATCGCTTTGATAATTCATTACAGCTTCTGGGTTTTTCACTGAGTAGCGGAACTTTTTATCGCCAATACTAAAATCAAAACCTTTGAAATCAGTAAACAGTTTTTTAGTTTCACTAACGAAATACTCAGAAAGCTCTTTTTGTCTTGCTTGTGTTAATTCTTGTTCTTCGTTATATTTATTGTAAAACTCAACAGCTTCTCTTTCACCTTCAGACAACTTAGAAGACAACTTGACTTCCTTGTAGTATTCGTCCTTTTGTTCAGATAAGAACTTTTGAGCATTAGCAATTTCTTCTTTAAGTGCCATTTTTCTTTTACGCACGGTCTTTTCATCATCGTACTCTTCATCATAAGAAAATTGGTCTTCAATTAAAAAGTCTATTTCATCTGCGTCGAGACTTGGTCTAGTCTTTTTATAATATTGTCTTAATAAAGTCTCGTTGTCAACATTTGAATAGTCAGCATTTAATCTAACATAGTCTTCTAATGTTCCACCTGTTTCTTCCATAAATCTAACAACTTCTTTTAGATTTTCTGGAACTATGACTTCATCAATTTGTTTTTGAGTTACAGGTTGTTCAAAAACTGTTTCCGGTTGTTCGCCTATAGCTACTACTTCTTCTCCCTCTTCTTGTTGATCACTTGATATTTCTTCAACTAAAGGTGGTAATTCTTGTACTTGTTGTAATTCTTGTACTTCTTGAACTTGCTGTGGTTCTTCTTCTACAACCTCATCTTTGTTTGTGAAATCTCTAAGATCTATTTTTATAGTATCTGATTTTTCTCTAACTACCTCTGGATTTGCTTTACCTTCAGAGACTGCTTGTTCTAATACCGCTTCTTCCCTTTGTGCTAGTGATAGATTTCCGCTATCATCTTGCACTAAATTAACTTTAATTTCTGACATAATATAATATAATTGTTTATTGAATAATTATTAACTTGGACTGAACTGTGACGTAGGTATTCCTCCCATCACATCATTTCCAGCAGATTCAAACTCTTTAGGATTTGAACCTATAGCACTTAAGAAATCATCGTCATCTTTAAAATCTATTGGACCAGTGTCGTTCTTTCTTTGGTCTATCATCGCAGATTGTTGATTAGCTTGTATCTTAGTTCTATCGTCTTTTCTATCTTCTTTGAATTGCTCTTTCTTGTCAATCACCTGCAATTCCATTTCTTTAAGTTGTTTATTTAATTCGAACTCATACTGCATAAGTTCTTTCTTAATATCTCTTTCAGTAAATAGTTTCTTAATATCAAACTCTACTTGAGCTTGTGCTAACTGAACTTTAGACTCAGCGATACCTTGTTGTTTGTGTATTTCAGATTCAGCTGCAGATTGACCCATTTGTATGTTAGATTGCGTTTGCATCTCTACATCTCTTTGTTTCATCTGTTGATCTAAATTTTGTTTTTTCTTTCTTCTAACTTTGAGAAGTTGATTAGCATGTTTAATATTCTTTATCTCTCTAACATCAATAGCATCTTCTAAAAAGATCTGACCTGATTGCAAAGACATTTGAATATTATTCTCTAACATTTGTTTTTCTTCAATATCTGGAGCTAACTGTAAGAATATACCAAAATCATGTAAGTGAATATCATTCATGTCTTTTAATACTTCTACATTGTAAATACCTAATGCAGATATAAAAGAATCTCTTGTTGGTGAATACTCTAAAACATCTGATATTCTAACAGCAACTGATTCCGCTGTTTTCAATGTTAAGTATAAACTTGATTCTAGTATATGTCTTGTAGCTGTATTAGAGTTAGCGGCTGCTAATTTCTGTAATCCAACTAACGCGTCTTTACTTGGTGTACTACCATCTCTAGCTTCGTTTAATCCAGTAACATCTCTAATCATTTGTAAGTAATAATTGTAAGTGTTAATTAAACTAGTTAATTTATCACTACCACTATTACTTCTTAATTCTTGAATAGGCATTTTACCGTGATTCAAATCACCATCCTGAGTCATAGATCTACCTACTACAGATCCAGTTTGGAAATACATGTTTAACGCTTCCGCTGGATTATAGTTTGTTCCATTACCTAAATCAATCTCAGCTAATCCATCAACATCTAAATAAACTCCATCAGGTACCATTCTAGATAACACTTGTTGAAGTTTTAAATGTGTTAATTGAATCATGTCAGCAAATGTAGTTATTCTACTTACTAACGACTCAACTTTACCTTTATACATTCTAGGAGCCACTATGTTGTAACTCATGTTTACTTTACCAGTGTCAGACTTTGGTCTAACCATGTTCTTAGAAAGTTCCCATTGCAACATAATATCATGACCCATTATCTTAGCGCCAGTATATACTACTTCTATAGATCTTGATGCTCTTTCGAATTCTGGATTTTCTGGTGGATTAAAGTTAGAATCTTTTTGTATTGCTTTATCTCCTCCATTAGCTGTTTTCTTTATCTTGTAAACTTCATTCATATAAGTTTTAAATTCAAAATAAAGTATAGACACTGTATTAGCGTCTAATGAATCGTCTGGAGTATATTCGTTTCTAAACCTAGTATTTGTGTTTGATGATTTTTTAGTTATATCTCTTAACTGATCATCAGTTATATGTGGAAATTGTTTTTTAACTTCGTTTAAAGCAACTGACTTAACTTCTCCAACATAATATATATCATCAAAATAAGGTGATTCAGTATAAGAGTAAACAATATCTGCTGGATCTACGTATCTAAGAGTTATACCTTCTGCTTTGTTGAATGAATTCTTAACACACCCAATACCTATTGTTGTTATATCGTAGTCAACTCTTCTTTTGGTTAAATCGTATTTGTTTCTATCAAACACATTAGATAAAGCTTGTTCATTAGCTATCTCTATAGATTGTTTATAATCTAACTGCATGTGTAGATCTAACTCTTCATCTGACTCAGGAGTATCTATTGTAGGATTGTTTCTAGTATCAACCTTATACATTTGTTGTATAGCATCAATATACTCTTTCGCTTTCATATCCCTCATTATAGACTCCATGTAGTCTGTTCTCTTCTTTGTAGACGCTGGGTCTTGAGCGTATGATCTAATTTCATAACTTCTATCACTCATACCGTTAACTACAATATCAACGAATTTAGGTATAACAGGTATTGGTTTCCAATCTAAATTAAGATAAGATAAGTCTCCGTTTATAGAAAGTTCATCTTTATATTTCTTTATAGATTGTTCACCTCTAGCGTATAGTCTTAATCTATGAAAGTTATCTCTGTTCGCATAAAATCTAGTAGCACCAGAATCTCTTTTAAACCACTCAGACTCTATAGCTCTACCAACGCTTAAACCATAAGCCAAACTTGCTTTTTCTTCATCTGTAGCAACTTGACTTGGGAACGAACTCTTGAATATTGATTCAGTCATATTTCTTAAATTATTTCAGATCTTGTACCTTGATTGTTAAATCTCTTAATACCTAAATCTACTTTCTTTACTTGTCTTTCTGTTGTTGGTTTATATAAATTTCTATTACAAGCCATAATAGCTAGTCCAGAACTAATCGAAGCATCAAACTTACCTCTATTTCTTAAATCAAATTTAGCCCAGTCTTCCAATGTTCTTTGGAAATACATCGAGCCATAACCTGTTTCTAATAAACCCACATTCTTATCTATATATGTTTCTATAGCCGCTGAATGTGCTTGTATCATATCTTCAGAAGAGTTTGGTATTCCACCTATCTCTTTTTCAGTTGCAGACAATTTATTCCAGATTTTATCCGGTCTATTCATAGAGTATTGTCTATAACCATTTCTTTTTAAATAATATAACAATCTAGGTTTATTATTCTCTACTAATATTGGCATTCCATAAAAATGAACAGCCATTAGAACGTCTTCAAAAAACATCTCAGAAGTCTGAGGTCTAGCTACGTACTCTAAGAAAAACTGATTAGCTGGACAATCTTCCATACTAAACTTAGTTAATCCATGAACAGCACCGTTAGAACCTCCACCATCTACAGTACCTGATATATCGTAAGGGTCACAACCAAAAGCTCCCATGTATTCGTTACCAGGTGTTTTATTTCCATTTACTATGATACACTTATTCTGCAGGTTTCTAGGTGGAATCCATGAAACATAAAATCTACCATCTCTGTTAGGCATAAATTCTACCTCAGTAAATCTTATACCATTTCTCCATTGAAAATTACCTTTAGTAACTATTCCTGTATTTCTAAGATCTTCATTATAATCAATCTGCTCGTATATCTTTGCTAGGTTGAAAATTGCATTTTTAGTTTCATCTCTAAATGCGTGTTTCTCAGTTCTAGGAAACTGTCTGTATAATTCGTTTAATGCGTCAGCATTATCCTTTAAACCTTCAGCTTCATTTTCCCAGTGTTCGATAACTCCAACACTTATCATTTTACCATCTATACCTAAAATAGGTTTAGAAGGTGTATCAAAAACTGGCCAACCGTATCTATCTATGAAACCCTCGTAATTCCATTCCATTGGAATAAAGAGAGCATATAATCCTGAAGCTGTTTGACCATTCTTATTTCTTTTCTTTGGATCAGCGTCATAGTATAGTTTTTTAAAATTACTACCACCTTTTTCCAAAGAGTTAGAAGTTGAACCCATCATACACTTACCAACTATATTAGAACCAACTCTTAAACAAGTTTTAGTTACTCTCCAGTTGTTTAATATATTATCAGGTTTCTCCCATTTACCAGACTCGTCATGTACTAAAAGCCTTAACTTTTCACCGTCATAACTGTTATCACCTGTGTTTCTCCAGTTTATAGTAGTATCTAATCCTACTATATCTTCTAATCTTTCTTTGTTATCAAGTTTTCTCCTTGTTAACTTAGAAGCAGGAACTCTATATGCTAATTCCGTTTTTGGTCTATCCATACCGTCTTGGATAGGTTTAAAAAAGAACGGATAGTGAATAGATATAGGTACAACTTTATCTGTAAACATTGTCTTAGCATCGTGTCCAGACTTTGAAAGTATACCAAACCTAGCATCGCTAGTTATAGTGGCTTGATTAACAGTCTCAGCTGAACTCATGAAAGAAAATCCAGAACGTCTGTTCTTAAGATAACACATGCCGTAGCATCTCTCATCTGCTTTACAAGCCTCCCAAAATATAAAGAATAATCTATTTGCTTCTCTATAATCTGGTAAACCAACATCTATCTTTGACCACTGTAGGTACATATAATAAGATCCAGGTATATAGGTAGGTGTTCCATTATTCATAAAGAAAAAACCTTCTTCCCTTCTCTTAAACTCAGTATCTATATAGTCATAATGTTTGTTTTTAAAATCGTCTGTGAATAAATCCCAATCAAAAACATTCTTTATCTTCTGCAACTCTTTAGACATTTCTATAGGTTGCCAATATTGTTCTTCTTTTTTATTTGATCTTGAATAACAATCTTCAACTTCAGGTAGAGCAATAAATATATCTTGTATCTCTAATACTTGACCTATCTTACCAGTCTTACTTATAACTACAACATCATATTCTTTATTGTAACCGTATTGCCATTTCTTAAGTTTGTTTAACTTCTTTACAGCATTAGGACTAATGTAGTCATTATGTATCTTAAATAAACTCTGTTCGTAAGCCATATTATCTAGATCTACCTTCTGCAAAACCTTTAAAAGTCTTTCCAGAGTCTTCTATAGGTGTTTCTGTTAATAAAGATTCTTCTTGATCTATTCTAGTTAATATTTCAAAAGCATCAAATATGGCTAATTTTTTAGTAGCAGCAGCGTTCTTTAATCTATCCGCAGAAATATCATCATCACTGCCTATAATAGGTTCTTCAGCTACTTTTATTAATTCCTCAACTGCCTTCCGCCCAGCTTGGATTATATTCAACTTCGTTTCCTTTGTACTCATATTTAATTATAATAGATTCTGTTGTAACTCTGTACAATCTTTCATTTTCTACAATGAATTCATATTCACTGTCTGGTGTAAATCCAACTAAGTCTCCTTTATTGAATCCTAATGATTCTAAGACAGGATTTGTGTATTTTAATATACCAACAAGGGGTTGTTCTTTTTCTGTCTCTAGAAACAAAGAATATGATTTCTTCTTTATTGGTTTTACAAAACAGTAAGCATTTGGTGCTTTCCATTTTTTGTTATTTTCTTTGTAAAGAAATATTTGGTCATCATGACACATGAATTTATCTTCTTCAAAGAAAGAAGTACTGTTTTTCTCATTACCTCTAACATCGTAAAATCTTCTAAACACATTATGATGAACAATTACAGAGTCTCCTACTTTTATATCTGTATTGTTGATAAGAGGAACTGCTAATACTTTACCTATTCTATTTACAAATCTGTGATCTTCTATCTGAGAATTGAGTATTAACTTTTTACCGTCTAAATCTTTTTCATTATTGTATCTACCTTCTATAGGTTGTACGATAAATTTATAAATACTTCTACAGTTCATATTAGTATTCTAAATCGTATTCAACAGATATTGCCATGTTAGAATTAAACTTCTTCCACGGCATTACCTCATCATGTTTTTCGATGTATATATTATAGGAGTTGTCAATGGTGTCAAAAAGAATATCAGTGATCTCATGACCACCGTATACATTTTGACCTACAGAATAATGCATGGCATCATTTTTGTAGTCTGAACCTATACTTATTTTTCTAATTTTCTTCATCTTTAATTACATTTTCTTCTTCTTCTTCTTTGTATTCTCCAGTTTCAATATTAATTAAAACTTTACCATACTTGTCTTCTAGTTCTTTTTTGATCTCAGAAAACTCATTACTAATACTTGCGTGTATATGTAACAAGTTGTGTTTTTGTAATTCTAAAGATACAATATTAGAATTAATTTCGTTTAACTTACTAGTTGTTTCTTTGATCTTTGATAATTCGTTTTCTTCAATTTGTTTAACTACTTCCATTTTTTTATTTATTTGATTAATATTAAAATATTTTGTATTCTAAAAATACATTGTTACGTTGTTTACTATCAAAAGTTAATTGACTATTTAAACCTAAAGCTAATCGTCTATATTCTAACTGTATGTTAGTATATATAAAACAGTTTAAGTAATATAGTTTGCTAGCAGTTCCACCAAAGTATAGATGTAATTTTAATTTCTTACTTCTACCTATAAAAGCTTCTTGTTTTTCTATATATGAATCTTTTTCTTTTAGAATAGAATCTTTTTCTTTTATGATAGATTCGAAGTTCTCTACCCGTTTGTTAGTTAATTTTAATTGCTCTTTGCAAGAGTCATATCTTACTAAGTCTTTTACTACTTCTCTAGCAACACTATCTGACAGTATCACTTTTGACGTATCTATTTGAGAAATACTTTTGAAGTTCACTAATAGGAATAGTATCAATAATCTTAATCGTGTCATATTCTTTTTGTTTTATATATTTAATTTTAGTAATTATACTTGTATTGTTTTTATATAAAGTATCTATTATATACTGTTTTTCTTTAATCTTTACTTCTGTTTTAATCTTATCTACACTAACGTCTTTACTTGGTATTAACAACGTTAATAACCATATTAAAATAACTATAGAACCTAACCATTGATTTTTTATGAAGTTTATTATAGTAAATACGTTTATCATACTATTATTGTTTTAATCTTTAACTTGAAAATGCATCCAATCATAATTCTTTTCTCTACCTAGCGACTCAAATCCATGTTTGTAAAATATATCTATCATTGGTTTGTATTCTGGTCTTGCAAATCTAGCTGTCTTTGATGTTTCTTTTAATAAATTACGACTTGGGTTTAAGTCAATAGCGCAACCCCAACTATGAACACTTAATTTACTACCACCTCTCATTAGACGGTAATTAAAGCATCCACCATAATCATCAATCTTTAACCTACTAATTTCATCTTGACCGTAAAAATCTAATATGTCATTAAAGATTGCTAATAATTTATCTGCAACTAATTTATGACATCTTATTTTATTTACCTTTTTACCGTCATAATACATTGGGTAAGGTAAAGCAATCTGTACGATATATCCTTTACCATGTTCATTTGGAGTTCCGTATTTAGATATCAGTTGTTGTTGAGTTATCATCTTTTATGTCTTTAGGACTTGTTGAATAATATAGTTTAAAAGAACCGATACAAACCGCTATTAGTCTTATTAAAGTAGGAATCCATAATGGAGCATCTAATTGCGTAAATAATTCATTTAATATATCAGTTGTTTGATCTATTATAGTTCCTATAATAACAAACACAGGAAACATGTTTGCTTTAAACCAATCTAAAATATTATAATTCTTCATTTTTGTTTTTTTTATTAGTTTTGAGATCTATTATTTTCATTACGGTATATACTATTGAAATGCTAAGTAAAATCAATTTCATTGCTACTTCTACGTTAGTTATAGATACTGCTAGAGCAACACTGTTTATCATATATAATCTAAGATCTCCTAGGTTCATTATTATTTTTCTTTTGTAATTTTCAATAGTACTTATATTACTCATTTAATTTATTTATTTAGGTTTTTTTATTAGTGGCTTTTAAAAAGTATTTCATATCGTTTAACACTAAAAGTATCGATATAACACAAGTGCTAATCATTAACCATTTTATATCTGGAAACCAAAGACTAAATAAACCTCCTGCAAATGTGCCAATAGCGGTTCTTACTATATCCATAACGTCAAAGTAAGACTTTATAATTATCGCCTGAGCCCACTCCCAAAAAAACCCTATCATTGCTCCTACAAACGCAGATGCTATAGGAACTCCTATAATTTTTCCGTCAAGCGTATACTCCGAAAAATCTGTAATACTTCCAATTAAATACATAATTGCAAACCCAATAAAAACGTGAAAGCTGTCTCTTAATTTCATATTAAAAACTTATTATTATTACTATTCCATCACCCCCATCTCCGCCATTTCCACGCGTGCCGTTAAGTGATGCTCCACCACCGCCACCACCTGTTCCAATACCACCGTTGCCGCCTTTACCTCCTTGGCCACCGGCAACTACGGAAGCTCCTCCACCTGCCCCACCTAACGAGAAAAATGGTTTCCAAGATGTATACCCATTTGCTCCATTTGCACCAACAGTACCGGGTGCGCCTCCCGGTATAGCTTGTGATATTGATGATGCATTAAAACCACCTCCTGCATTCGGAATCGCATCTGTAAAAAATCCCCCTCCGGGACAACCTGCTGTGACTATTTGCGAAAGAAATGGATCTATGCTTCCCGGGCTGAAAGCTCCGTTAGCAAAAGGATTTCTTCCTGCTAATGATATAATATTTGTTAAACCAAAAAAAAAGTTGTTTGCCAAAATTGATGCTCCCCCACCTGTAAATAAATCAGCACTTGAAGAACCTCCTAAAAAACTTGATGCTTTATTAAGAGTAGCCTGAGAAGAAACATTTGATAATAAATATACACCGGAAGATTCCCCGGTACCCGCAGGCGAACCAAAAGTCCCACCAATACCTCCTTTACCAACTTTAATATAGAGAATATCCGGAACAAACCCTGAGTTTATTAAAGCGCGCGTAACACTTCCGCCGCCACCGCCAAATCCTCCACTAGCACTTCCGCCAACTCCGGCTAATTCTCCAAAATTTCCACCTGATCCACCATCAATAGATAGTATGTATACAAAACTACATTTTCTAGGTTTTCTCCAAGTTTGATAACCAAAGTTTCCTCGATTAGCATTGAATATCTGTACGTCTTGCTGACTATTCGGTATATGAGATAAATCTAACATATTATAAACTTGTTGTTATTATTACAAAGCCATCACCACCTCTTCCTCCATTTCCTGCATTTACTCCTACGTTTGAAGATGCACCACCTCCACCACCACCAGCACCTGGTGCTCCATTTCCTCCATTTCCTCCATTCGTTCCTGCAGTTAATGAACCACCACCACCTCTTCCTCCATACAACATTAAAGTTGGTTTATAAAGTGTTATTCCATCTTGCCCATTAGTATTAACTGCAGATGCTAATATACCTGGAAATACTCCTGTTGCGTTTACTCCTCCTCCTGTCCCTGTTCCACCACCACCCCCAGCATTCACTATAAAATTTGCAGGTGTTGAAACACCACTACTAGTAGTTCCTGCAGAGTTTGATAGAACGCCTGCTTGAAAAGTAAAAGTTCCTAAATTAGCAAAAATATTATTTGCAATTACTCCTATAGTTTCCCCAATAGCTTGTGATGGTGCTGTTGTTGATCCTGCACCACCAGCAGCAGCTGGGGTTGTTCCTGAACGTAAAACTACATTTGATACTGAACCTGTACTAGGTATTAAAGTCACAAAACTATTTTGTCCTGCAGTGCCTGCTGTTGCAGGTGCTCCTCCTAATCCTCCAGCACCTCCTATTCCTGGTAGTATATAGAGTATATCAGGTAATAAATTTGCATTAATAGTCAATCTTGCAGTAGCACCTGAACCACCTCCACTAGCGCCTGTTCTTGGGGTTGAAGCAGATTGAAATCCACCTCCACCTCCTGCACCTGAACCTTGACAAATAATATTGACAAGTTTAGCACCCCTTGGTTTTATCCAAGTCTGCCAAGTCCCTCCATTGAAGAAACCTTGTACATTTGAGTTTTGATTTTGAAAATATGATAAATCTAACATATAACTGTAATTATTACTAATCCATCACCACCATTGCCGCCTTTTGTTCCTAATGCTGAACCTCCTCCTGCTCCACCTCCTCCACAACCATAATACCCATTTCCTCCTGCTCCTCCTGTACCTACTGTACCTGACTTTCCAGCTCCTCCGGCTCCTCCTGTTCCACAGAATGGTTGTAAAGTTCCATATCCATTAGCTCCAGAAGCTCCATCAGTTTGTCCACCTAAAACTGTTGAAGTTAAAATAGCTGTGGCAGGATTTATGTCTGCTCCTACAGTAGATGTTGAACTGTTTTTAGAACCGCCTGAAGCTCCGCCTGTTGTTAAATTTGTACCTAATGCAGTTTGACTTAATCCACCTGTTGAACCTGCTACACCTGCAATAGCTGTAAATAACCCTAAATTACCAAAAGCTGAAAGAGCTACAACTGATATTGATGCCGCGGTATTTGCTAATGCGGGGGCTGTTGATGATTTACAAATAAGAGTTTGCTCAGACGTAGATGGTTGTAATGCTACATAACTAATACCCGCAGCCCCACCGCCTAGGTTAGAAGCAGTTGCTCCTATTCCTCCTCTTCCTACTAAAATATAAATGGTATCAGGAAGTAAAAATGCAGGAATTAAACCTCTTACTATTCCTCCTGAACCACCCCCATTTCCATTGTTAGTAGCACCTGTAGTTACACTAGCCATTCCTCCACCTGCTCCACCACCTAAACAGAATATCTCTATAAATTTAGCATTACGAGGTTTACTCCATGCCTGCCAATTACCTGTAGCGTAGAGTGTGTAGGTTTGTTGCTGTTTAGAAGGTATGTTATTTAAATCTAACATATATTATAATGCCCAAGTTGGTCTTGGAGGATTATCATCAATAACCTCACTTTCAACAGGAAAGTCAGGATATGTTAATGTGTTACCATCCAGATCTGTTATTCTAACTAAATTTCCATTTTCAATTTCTTGATACGCTTGAAAATCCCATCCAAGAGTAAACTGTATAAGAATATATGTCATAGTTTTTAATATTTACCTCCAATTACACTTACATAATATCCTGCTGCAACTGTTGTACCTAATGTTACATTTAAAACATATCCTGCAGGTAATGCAAAGTTTAATGGTAATTCATAAACAGGTTGAGCTGCTGTTTCATTAATAGTTGTTGCTGTAAGAGTAATTTCGTCATAAAGAATATTATTAGAAGCAGTTGCATTAGTGGAACCATTGTTTATAAAAACTCTGGCTACTGTTCCAGTATTTGTTCCTGCTGATCTAAATCTTATTCTTTGAACGAATGCTCCGTCAACGTTTGCTGTAAAACATGTTAGAACTGTTCCTGTTCCATCTTTTGCTGTATTAGCAGTTGTAATTGCTGTTGTTCCCCATTCTACATCTCCTGCTATTGAAAATATTGGTTGTGTATTTGCTGCCATTATTATTTATTTTTAAAATATATTTTGTAATCCTTGTGTCATTGCTTGAACTAATCCTAAATTTGGAGGAGTATATCCAAGTATTGTTGGTATTGACGCGGTTTTCCATTGTGCTGGTGAAACTGTATTGTCGTACCACAATGTGTCTTTTAAAGTAGGTGTTTGTGCTTGAACATTATGAAGTTCGTCTAGTTCATACCCATTTTGTATTCTTACGTACATTCTACCTGCCGAACCTGGACTCGCTGTTGTTACAAATCCAAGATAAACTAAGTGATTAGGCGCGTGAGGTTTAATATTTGTTATACTTCCTGCCGTTGCTCCAAGATACACAGGATTTCCATCAGCAAAAGTAGACGTTGGAAGGATACTTAACCCATCCAACAAACCTTGCATCATTATAACTCCCTTCTGATTAACTGCAATAGACGTAGACAATACTAATCCTACCGTTTGAGCCGATGTTGCATCCCCTATATTATTCGCTCTCTTAACGGTCATTCTGTCGCCTGTACCACTAAATGCATATACAGGCGTCCCTTTTGTCAAAGTAACTGAATCATCATTTGTAACATAAGCAATAAGTGAGTTTGGAGATATGCCTATAACTTGAAATTCAACAAGAGTAGAGTTATAAATACAAATCATTTCTCCACCATCTAATATGTCTCCTCCAAGTAAAGGACCATCATTATTTCTGTAAAGAGGAATAGCTCCTAATCCATTTATATTTAATGTCGCGCCTGTTGTATTACCATTGGTAAATCTAATCAAATATGAATCAGCATCATTATAAGCAGTAACTCCTGTAATTGTTGCAGTATACGTATCAATTCCTGATGCAGTTGCATGAGGTATTCCTCCTGTTGCACTTGCATTTAATGTTCCTCCTGATAAAGTTAATCCTGTACCTACAGTAATTTCTTCCATAACACCTGTACCTGCTGTACTTCTACCAATAAGTTTATTAGTAGCCATAGATGTAGAAATAACAGGAGTTGTTCCTCCTGATGATGTTATAGGACTTGTTGCTGTTACGGATGTAATTCCACCAACTGAATTCATATCAGTTGAAGTCCAAACTGCACCATTAAAAAATCTGTAAACTAAAGAACCTGTTGTATATCCAACTCCACCTATTGTAGTTGTACCACCTACAACATAAATTATGTATCCTTGATTTGTTTCAGGAACTGCATCTGTTACTGTTATTGTACCGTTAGTATTATAAATACCTGAATTGGCTGCTGTAAACGATGTTGTTTTAGCAACACTTCTAGTTATAAATTTTTTAGGAACTAATTCATTTTCTCCTAAATCTTCATAAACAAGGTTTGGACTTAAATTGTATTCTGCCTTACCATTAGTTTTATCAAATGTTAATGATTGATTGAGTGTTAAATATTCAACATCATCTTTTACAAAAACTAATTTATCAATATTTACTCCACTTTCTGCTAAGGTTAATAAAGCATTATTTACATATAAACTAATACTATATTTATTTACATAAGTTTCAATTATATTACCAACTAAATCTATAAGAACAGTTCCATTAGTAGGAACTCCTTTAAAGGAAGTAAAAATTCCTGCACATAAATATTTAGTGTTATTGTCTACTAATTGAATAGAAGCAACAAAAACAAAATCAGCAATTGGAGTACCTTCAAATCCTGTTCCTACTACAAATGATGTATCTACAGTACCATCTTGATTAAGTTTTATAATCCTATTAGAAGCTGTGCCATTATAAGAAGTAAAATCACCTACTGCAATTACTTTATTATCAGGAGTTTTTAATACATAGTTAGCAGGTCCAAATGTTGTATTAAAACCTGTTCCTGATACAAATGAAAAATCTCTATCACCATTTGGTAATAGTTTAATAATATTTGGTATTGCAGCTCCTTTATATGTATTAGCGTATGTAGTTACAAATAAAGTGTCGTCTGAATTTACAGCAACAGATAAAGTAGCATTATTAAAACCTGACCCTATTATAAAAGATGGATCTATATCTCCATTTATTAAAACTTTTGCAAATGAAGTTGATGATATTCCTTTATAACTAAAAAAAAGTCCTGTTACATAAAGAGCAGTTTTAGCAACATTAAAATCCATTTGGTTAGTATAACCACTAGAGTATCCTGTAAATCCTGAACCTATAGCAAATGATGTATCTATACTACCATCCACATTTAACTTAACTATTCTACTACTAGGAGTAGAATTATAAGTATTAAAAGCTCCTGAAACATATATCTTGCCAAAATCATCTTCTAACAAAGAAGCGCCTGTGTATGGGTAATTATTAAAACCTGTACCTGTAACAAAAGAAGTATCTATACTACCATTAGTAAGAATTTTTACAATACCTTTACTTGCACCACCATCATAACCATTAAAATTTCCATATACATAATATCCTCCATTTTGTGCTAATTTCATAGCTGATACATAAAGAAGATATCCCGGAGGAGAAACAGGTGTAAGAGCAGGTGTAAAAGCTTTTCCTATAAAAAATGCATAAAGTAATTCTATTTCATCAGCAGTGTTGTTTACAGTAATAGTTTCTTGTAAACTTGGAGTGGCTGGATAGTCAATTTGTTTTACATTCCCTGATGTATCTCTTACTAAAAGTTTATCAGATGTCGCTCCTGTGTCAGGTGTTTGTGTAAATTTTAATTTTCCTGTAGTAGCTATATTTATACCTTCTAAATAAGAGGTTCCTGTTTTTAAACTTAAAGTCCCTTTTGATTTTAATTCTAAACCAAAGATATTATCACTCCATATACTATTAACTTCAGAAACATCTGGATTACCACAATTAAAATCAATTTGAGATTGTGTTCTTTGAACAGATAATCTAACAAGACCAAAATCTAGAAATCCTCTTCCACTATTATTAACTATTAATGTTTGAGAAGTTGTACTATGTGGACTATTTCCTAACGCAGTTGATGAATTCCATTTTGGTAGGTAATCCGTAGTTCCACTACCTGTTATAGTTCCTGTTGGGCTATTAATCCACTGTGTACCTGTAGCAGTAGAACTAAGTATCTGACTTGATGTTCCTGCAGAGTTATTGCTATCATAAACAGCTCCTGTAACCCTTAAGTTTCCTGTTACTTGTAATTTTTGAGTGGCATAATCAGTATCGGTACTAGCACCAATATGAAGATTACGATTAGTTCTATTTACGTTATAAACAATCGCAAGTGGATTTCCTGATTTTAATACAAAATCTCCAACAGATGTTATATGCAATCCCTCTTGATTTTGTGAAGAAGCTATAGTAGTTGGAAGAGCATTTGGAACTCCTAATGTAAAATTCATAGAAGATTGAGACCTGTTAAGAGTCAATACACTTCCTCCATTTATTAGATTTATCCACTGAGATCCAAACGTATATATACCTCCATTAATTCCATCTACAAGTCTACCGTTTCCTATTGTTGTAGGAGATGTAAATTTAGAATACGTATTTGTAGTGCCAACTCCCGTGATACCTGTGTCAGGAGGTGATGACAGCACATAAGCTGATCCACTCCAAGAGTAAAATAACCCTGTGTCAAGTGCAATATATATAGTTCCTATAACCCCTGTTACAGGAAAAGACGCTAAGTTTGTATACTCAACTACATTGTCTTGCGTTAAATATGTGTTTGTATCTAATGCAAATGTACCAGCGGCAGTCATCTTTACAAACGGTGTACCTGTAGTCCAAGTTGGATAGTTTAATGCGCCCCATGTACCAACAATTGGTATTGAAACAGTTGCGCTATATAACGCTATACTATAAACCTTTAAATGTTGTAAATTTCCATTTCCACCTATATACGTTACGTTTAAGTTGTAGAAATTAGTTTCACTTAAATCTTGTGTAACTGAGTTTAATTTAAAATGACCGAATATATCAGCATTAGAAGTATCTGATATTAATATCTCGTCACCTGATAAGTAATTTATAAAATCTATACAATAATTACCACCACCACTATTCTTGTGAATCTTGAAAGATGTTACTGCAGAGAAATTAGGATTTACCGCAGGTGTAGTTATTGACTCTTCTGGTCTACCACTAGGGAATGTACTATAGTATTTAAAAGACATTTGACCTGATACTCCAATTGAATTTGATATATTGAAGAAATCAGCTAAATACTGTGGTGTAAAGTTTTTAGTATACTGTGTGTTAAAATCAGTACCTATCCACTTATCATTTGCGGTTATATTGGGATCTATGCTGTAGGTACTGATTCTAGCCATTAATTACTTTTTTAATATTATTTTTTTATTAATACTTACCTGTTTTTGGATTTTTTCTCATTTTTGTAAAGTCTTTTTCTACAGGTTTGTCTCTAGTATATGTAACATCTCCTTCAGATAAAAAACCACCAGAACCAGTTGATTTACCTCTTAAAACAGTCATATCACCAGCTCCACCAGCTTTTCTAGTTTTATTAGCAGCTTTATTTCCAGCCATACCTTGTTGAAACAAATTACCACCACTTAATTTTCTTGCTCTAGCACCAGACACGCTATCATTTTTAGCTTGAGCTTCTATTAATACTCTTTTTTTGTTTTCGTCAATCTCACTATTCATTTGAGTAGCTGATTTTGAAGAAATATTAGCATAAGCTTCTTTTGTTTTTATATTTGTTTTAGGAGGATCTCCTTTCGTTTTTTTTGGAGGATCAGTTTTTTTCAAAGGAGATGAGCTTTTACAACTTGCTCCGAACATGTGTTTTGATGTAAATGGTTTCATAGTTTTTTATTTTGTTTTTTTAGTTGTTGTTGTTGATGTTTTTCTAAAAGGAGATTTACTTACAGTAGCATTAGGACTCTTTGGATAAAAAGATTTCTGTAATGAATTCATAACTGTTCCAGTAATTGAATTGTTCTTTGGAGTATTACCAATCCCAAGATCGTTATTTGAAGAAGTTATACCTGGTATCATATTTCCAGCAAATTTTAATGGAGATTTTTTATCTTTCTTATATTCTTTCTTCTTGTGAGTTTTACTTTCTGATTTTTCATGTTTGATCATTGCTTTTCTAGAAGAGTAAATTTCTCCAGTTTTTTTCTCTTTAATTTTTCTTATAGGACTAGGCATATCACTAAGTTGAGGTTTGTATTTTGGCTTTGGACCAACTTCTTCTTTTATAAACGCTTGTCTTTTTTTCTCACTAAGTGGTTTAGTATTAAATATGTTTTTATCACTAGAAGTTAAAATAGATTTTTTCTTTTTAGGATCTGGCATTGTTATTTTTTTTATTGTTATTAGTCTTACTATTAGAAAAAGCAATAGCCACGGCTTGTTTCCGCGGCTTTCCTTCTTTTATTAAAGTACTAATGTTAGCACTTATCACTTTTTTACTTTTACCTTTTTTTAGAGGCATTGTTTATTTTATTTTCTTATATGTTATCGCACCATCTTCATAACCAGACACAATACAGATTAATGTATTTTCATCTTTAAGTAAAAGAGTGCTATCAATTGTATAATTATTAGGAGCAAACGTTGTTGTCACGAAAACAGAATTCTCATCAACTCTTAATGTAATAAGATCTAATGGTTGACCAGATGTTCCACTGATCTCTTGCATTTGTAAATTTCCTTTAGTATCTTTCCAAAAAAATAATTGTGTAGATTCTACATCGGGTTTCCAATACCCAATTAAATCATTTGTTTTTATTTTTGTTTGACCAAAAATACAAGAACTAAAAACTAACGTTAAAACTAAAAATAAATTTTTCATAATAAAATAGATTAGATTAGACTTAATTGAGTTATATGCGTATTATATATTATTCTTTGCCTTCTGTGTAATAGCACCTTTAGCATACTTAGGTTGTTCACGAACAAGACTAATTTTATTTAAAATATACTCTGTACTTGCTTGTTTGCCTGTAAACATTTGATTCATGGGTTTCTGCCCAGACTTGTTGCTTTGTATGCCAGATTTCTTAGCAGTTGGTTCAACCATTTTTTTCATTGCCATGTCTTTGATTTGTTATTTGTTATATTACATATTATCTTAATGGTATTAAGACGTTATGATTCTTATTTGTCAATTTTACGTTGTTTTCTTTCGTCTGCTTGTCTAGCTTTAACTCTTTCTATTTTTTTAGTAGTAGCACCTTTTGCTTCTAATTTAGTAATTCTCTTCTCTTGTCTTTCTTTTACTCTTTGTTTTGCTCTTTCAGTATCTGGAGTTAAAATAACTTTTGCCAATGTCTCAAATGGATTATAGTACCCGGTTTTAGGATCTTCACCTGTTTTAAGACTTGTAGGATTATATTCTGAACTTGTATTAGTTGCAACACTTGATGTTGTTTTTTTAGGTTCTTCTTCTACTATATTTTCAATAACTTTAGTGGTTGCTGTTTGTTTCGTATTATTTGTAGAAGTTACTGGTGGATCAATTTTTAATGGTGATCTTAGTGATGATGACTTCATTTTATAACCCATCGATTTAAATCTAAATGCCATATTATTGTTTTTTATTTTGTTTACTATAAGCTTCTTTTTCCCATGGAAGGTTTGGATCTCCTTCTTTCATTTTTGATCTAAGGTATTTTTTACCCTTCCAAAACACGTATTTGTCGTCGTAATTAAGATCACCTCTATTTATTTGTTTTAAGTGAACTTTTTCATGATTAACAGCGGTTTTTAATTCTTTACCTTTTAAATTCTTATCAACAAGTATCGTACCATCGTTATTAGCTTCAGCGCTTATACCTTTTGGTAGATTAACCTTTTTGATAGGTGTTTTGTCTAGACTAGTTAATTTTTTACTAACATCGAATCTATTTAAACTAAAAGACTTTTTCTTTAAAGGAGATGTTTTTACAGTATTACTTGTTTTAGGTTCGTAGTTTATAGCACTACAATCTAAACTATGTTTATTCATGAAATTTTTATAACCCATTTCCCCAACGTGTTTTATCTTTATTGAAATTTTTAATAGAAGTTGCTAAAACTCTATCTGTATAAGATTTTCTTTTGAAAATACTACTACTACTTTTTGTTTCAGGTATATCTTCTTCACCTAACATCATTTTATATACTCTAGTTATTAAATGAGAACATTTAAACGATGTTTTATATATATTATGCTTTATAGTTGTTCTATTGAATTCTCTCCAAACAACTATCCAACCTTCTCTTAAAAGTCTATCCCATCTATGTTTGTCCCAACTACAAGTTAGTTTACCTTCCATGTAGTCTTTTTTAGTAAAATGACCTATAGAATCGAAGAATATGAGAAGTTCTAGATCAGCATCGTTTATTTCGTTTGTTCTACATGCCCATTTTCTTATCAAACGGTAATGTTTTAGCAAACCAATACTTTTAAGATCTTTGACTTCTATCTTCCTCATTATTCTAATACAACAATAACGTCGGATTCTTTTATTACTAGGTATATTACATCATCTACTTCTAAATTAAAGCCAGAAAATCTGTCGTACATTATTTCATCACCTTGCTTTACTACTTGTGTGTTTATACCAGCATTTTTAACAGTAGCTTTTCTACCTCTAATATCTTCTCTATGTTTCTCAGCTAATAATAAACCTCCTTCAGATTCTTTTATGTTCTCTTTGTGTGGTTCAATTACTATGTAATTATGAAGTAATGTTTTTATTCTATTTGATTCCATTATTGTCTAACGTTATTAATTACACAATCAGTTGATAATATTGTTACTGCTACTGAAAAAGCATTGATCAAAGCACTTTTAGTAACAAGTACTGGATCTATAATTCCAGTCTTTATCATGTCTACTTCTTCAGCAGTAACGACATTTATACCATTATTACCATCAAACTTACCATACACGCCTGTAAGACCAGCGTTGTTTAATATAGTTTGAAAAGGGTATTTAAGAGCTTTAGCAATAATTCTCTCGCCGTCATTATCCTGAGGTAACATGAAAGAGAAATTGTAAAGAGCGATTCCTCCACCCGGGACGATACCTTCTTTAATAGCTGCTTTAGTTGCGTGAATGGCATCATCTACTCTATCTTTTTTCTCTTTTAATTCAACCTCTGAATTTGCACCAACTCTAACGATGCCTACGTTACACGATAACATAGCTAATCTGCGTTCTAAGCGGTTTTTTCTACCATTATTGGTTTCTTTACTTATTTGTTCTTTTACGTTCTCTAATTGATCTAAAACAGCTTCTCTTTTTGAATCTACTGTTAATATTGTTGAGGTGTTATCTGTAACAGCTTTAATACACTCACCTAAATGTTCAGGAGTAATTAAATCGATGTCATCTCCAAGATCTTCGTTAATTATAGTTGCACCTGTCAAAGCAGCAAGATCACTTAATTGCTCTCTACGCATGATTCCGTAATCTGGAGCGTCTATAACATTAACCTTTATATTGCCTTTGATCTTGTTCATTGCCAATGCTGATAATACTTGTGTTTCAACATCACCTATGATCAATATAGATCTATTATTCTTAATAGCATATTCTAATACGTTTTGTATTTTTCTGATATTAGGAATATTAGATTCAACTAATAGTACTAATGGGTTTTCTAGTATACATTGTTGTCTTTCTAGATTTGTAATAAAGTGAGGTGTTTTAACTCCTTTATCTAACTGTACTCCATCTACGACTTCTATTGTTGTTTCCGATGTTTCTGATGTTTCCATCATAACCACACCATTCTTGCCAACTTTTCTAAACGCTTCTCCTATTAAAGAACCTAATTCAAAATCATTATTAGAAGATATAATTGCAACTTGATCAATCATATCACCTTCTACTGGTATTGCTATTTTATTTAAATACTCAACTGCTTTATCGATAGATTTACGCATTGAATCTTTTATAGTTCTAGTAGACTCATCAGATTTCTTTTGAGACTCTTTCAATATAGCGTGAGCTAATACAGTTGCTGTTGTTGTGCCATCACCTGCTTCTAAAACAGTTTTTCTAGCAGCTTCTTTAATTAGCGTTGCGCCTAAATTTTGTAATGGATTTTCTAGCACTATAGAATTCGCCACGGTAACACCATCTTTTGTAATGATTGGCGAACCGTAGTCGTTTTCTAATATAACACACTTACCACTTGCTCCTAATGTAGAACTAACAGCTTTAGTAAGCTTTTCTATTCCACTAAATACTTTTTCTCTAGCGTCTTCTCCAAAAGACAAATCTTTAACAATTTCTTGTCCGTTATAATTCATTTTATTTAATTTTAGTTAATTTTTATTTTAGTTGTAATTCATTACTTCTGCTACAAAGTAAAAAGAACTTGGTCCTTTCGTAAACCTTACACTTTTTCCAGCAGGTATTGTGTAAGGATCCGTAAGATAATTTAATCCTAGCAATGTATAATGCCATAATGGGGTTTGTAATAATCTAATATCTATTGTTGTAGAACCATTTGTAACTATAACTGACTCTCCAACATTAGTAAAACTTGTAAATAATCTTATATAATTATCAGTAGCATTGGTAGGTGTTACCGTACTAATATCACTATTAACGTTAGACGAATTAATAAGTGCTAATGATACTGTGCTAAAATTTCCTGTTGTTGTTTTTCTTGGTGAAAATAATAAATGAGAGGACCATCTTTCAAATCCATTAACATTTCCTAAATAAGTTAATTCAGTAGATCTTTTTACATCTAAAAGTAAAGGGTTTTCAAAAGTTTCATTTCCGTTAACCAAAGTTGAAATATTAGTGTAAAATGTTACGTTTACACCAGGTTCTGCTTTTATTTGAGCAGTATAAGAACTTGTGTTTCTAATAAATATTTTTTTACCTATTTTAGTTTGGTCATTTGAATAATTTGGAACTGAATAATAAACGTTGGAATTATCAACAATAGCAGTAGTAAGAACATCTACACTTATAGGTATAGGTGAACTGAAACTTCCACCTGGAATCGATGCGTTCGTTAAAGGTACATCGATAGCAGAAAGACCTTGCGGTCCAGTTAAACCCGTTGCTCCCTGAGGTCCCATAGGTCCCGTTAGTCCAATTGGCCCTTGAGCACCTGTTGGTCCGGTTGGTCCGGTTGCTCCAGTTGGTCCCACTGGTCCTATTGGTCCTTGAGCACCAGTGGCACCTGCTGGTCCAGTAGATCCTTGAGACGCTAATAACGCCCAACTAGTAGGATCATATATTGGTTGTGTGTTTCCAAGTTGTGCAGGTGCTGCAGCAACTGGTGATATACAAAAGTATGATGCTCCTTCAAAATTAACAACATCATTCACTTCATACGCAAGATACTTGTTCCAATTTCCTGCCCACGCTAGACCTCCTGGTCCTACAGGTCCTTCATTTCCCTGAATACCTTGTGCTCCTTGAGCACCAGTCGCGCCAGTCGGTCCTTGTATTCCTTGCGGTCCTTGCGGTCCTGGTATACCTTGAGCTCCAGTCGGTCCAACCGGACCTTGAGCTCCAGTAGGTCCAGAAGTGCTTAACCCAAGTGTTATATATTGTTTTAAACCACCAACTGTGAAATTTTTAGTTTTACCATATTCTGATCCAATGTCACCATTTGTACCAACTACTTTATCAGCATCTATTATGTTGTTATCGTCAACATAAGTTGTTATTTTTGCCATTTTATTTCTTTTTTGTTTTAGCTTTTATTTTTTTCTCTTGTTGTAACATTGCTTTAGTAGGTTTTTTACCAGAACCTTTATTCTCTCTAATGTTATCCCAAAGACCTCTTTTTGAATAACTACCGTCTTTTCTTTTTAACAGTTCCATTTGTCTAATGCTAATTTTTTTCTAGTTGGTTCTCCATTTGGTTTTTTCATTGGACCTGGCATACCTGACATTCTAGCACAAAAAGATTTTCTACGCTTAGCATCTTTGCTACCTGCTTTTAATTCCGATGGTTTCTTAGTTACAGCTGTCTGTAATTTACTACCTGGATTTTGTGCTCTATAACTAGCAACTCCTTTAGCGTTTAATCCTCCTTTTGGATCTTTACCTTCTTTGCGTGTCCATGCTGCTGTTTTTTTCATTGGAGATGATCCACACATTGATTTTAACGCAGACTTACCACAAGAACATCCTCCTTTTTTACATTTTGTACAATTCATTACGTAACTTTTTCTTTATGTTTATTAGTTCTAGTTCCTTTACCATATTCACCTCTGTTTTCTTTAACTGAAACAAATTTTCTCTTTGTATGGTCAAAATCCTTACCTTTAACACTTTCACCTTTACTAACAGAAGCTCTCCTCATTCTCTGGTTCTCTGCTTTCTTCGCTCTTCTGTCTGGTGTTTTAGCATAAGCCAAATCTCTTTCGGCTTTTTTTCTTGCCGCTAATGGTGATAATTTTTGTGGCATAATTACAATGTATCAGATTCTATTTTTCTTTTTAATTTTTCAGCATATTTACGCTGTCTTACTGTTGTTTTACCAGCGCTTTTATCTCCTGATATTATTCTAGCTACAATAGTTTCTTTTATATCTTGAGGATTTTCAGAATAAGCATTACCATTATTAATTGTACTAAACGACTTCTTCTGTGAACGTCTCAATCTCATATTCGGTCTTTCTTTACTTTCACTATTACGCATATATAAACGAGCGGTTTCGTTTGTTCTAATAGCGTTTTTTTCTTCATTACTCAAACTAGAATAAGGATTAATGATAACACGGTTATCTTCAGTAGCCATACCTCCTACATTAGGATTTTTTTTAAAATAAGCATCTTCTCCAGGATATAATTCTTTTCTTTCAGAAAATTTACCTTTTGGTTTTTCTTGTTTTAATGGAGAGTTATATTTCTTTAATGGAGAATTACTATTCCAATGTTTTGCTATTGATGACCTCATTTGTATATGCGTTATTTATATACAATATATTACACATCGTAATCACTAGTTAAGACCATAGTATGACAATAGCCTGTTATTCTATTTATTTAACAGCCTAATGTCATGTTGCTAGTGTATCATATTTAATGCATTATTAATGTTTTTGCACTTAATATAGGACATTAGATATTGAGAAGGTTAGTATGGTACCCTGTTTTTTTAAGCTGGCTTGCAAAAAGGAAAATGGTTTAAAATCGAGGACCGGCCCTTCGTTTATAGGAAATGACGATAGTGTTTTGCGTATTAACTATTTTTGCGGAAAGTATTCACCTTTTACCCTGGCATATTGGCGATGATGGCATATAACAACGCGCGCAGCGCGTGTATAGCAACAAACCAAAAACGGTGTTGTCGTGATAATAACTACGTAACCCTTAAATAATAGATCATGTCTAAAAAAGAAACAGCAGTAGCAACTGCACCGACTAAAATTATCAAAAGATTTGTAATCGCTAAATCTATGGTTGGAAAGAACCAACTACTAGAATTTACTAACAAGAAAGGTCAGCAATGTATCTACAACCACGATGTAGTATACGAGCAATTGAAAGACAAGTTCGAAGCTATGGAATGCTTTGCCAAGTACAAGTCTTATACCAATACTAACGATCTTCCTGTATTCGTGCGCAACTTACCAACATTGGTATAACTGATCGACCTAAGCAAGTCGTTAAACTGCTTTATTTTTTTAACCTGTAATTTAAGATCCTATGATAAATCGTAGTCGCCTCGTTGTACATTCTATTCAAGTATTCATGATCCTTGCTTTGGTGTTTAGTTCCTGCATTGGTGTGTTCTTATGTGGATTGTGGTTTTGTGGATACAAAGTATTCTAAGTTAACAACACGCGTAGCGTGTATAGCAACAAACTAAAAACGACGTTACTGTGATAATATAACTGTAATCATTAAATCTTATATATCATGAAAAATCAAGAAATTAAAACAGTTAAAAGATTCGTTATCGCTAAATCTATGATCGGAAAGAATCTAGTGCTAGAATTTAAGAACAAGAAAGAAGTGATCGTTCAGTACAATCACGACAAAGTGTACGAGCAATTAAAAGATCGCTTTGAAGCAATGCCGTGTTTTGCTAAATACAAATCTTACACGAACACTAACGATCTACCAGTATTTGTTAGAGAATTGAAAGAGATCATATAATGATCAAGAGCTAAGCAACTCTATAAACTGCTTATTATTTAACATTGGTATACCGTAATCTACACGGTGTATAGCAGTCACTATTACCTCAACCCGCGCTTGACTTTTCTATAACTAATCCACAAGAACAGTATGACAATAGCCCCTTACTCTATCTTACTTAATACCCTAATGTCATGCTCTGAATTATGCTTGACTTGGTGCATTCCATTAATAGTGTATAGCATGTATAGCAACAAACTAAAAACGGACTTTTGGGGATAATATATCTGTAACCAATTAAATATAACATTATGTCTAGTACTAAAAAATTAACAGAAACTACTAAAAACAGTTTAACTTCGAAGCGCTTTGTTATCAGAAAGGCTCTAGTCGGCACTAACACAGTAATCACCTTTGTAAATAAAAAAGGCATAGAAATTACTTATGACCACGACGTAGTATATAACGCCTTAAAGGACAAGTTTGACTCGATGGAGTGTTTTAATAAATACAAGTCGTATACTAATACCAATGACTTACCAGTATTTGTAAGAAGTCTACCGAGTTTAGTGTAGTCAGATACAGAGGGGTGTAGTATATAACCTCATCCCTCTTCTATTCAAGTAAATATTTAATCACCTAACTAAAAATAACGTAACCATGAGTAAATTAACATTAAAAGGTATTTTAGAGCCTACAAGTAAAATCACTTTAGACGGACAAGATTACTATGCAAGTCACAGTATATCACCTAATTACAAAATTAAAAGAAACGTACTTCATACAGAATTAGAAATGCGTAGAATGTTCGCTAGATTAGAAGAAAGTACTAGTTCAATAGTATACAAAGGCATAACTTACTACGCTATCGATTTAGAAGATAGAGGATGGTAATAACAAACTAAATACGTACTTCGATTGATAATATAACTGTAATTAATATAAAAAACGTAACCTATGAAGTTAAAAACTCAGATTAATCAAGTTAGCACATTAACAGATGTTAGAAAATTCTTTGAAGAGATTACTTATGATTGTAGTATTGCTTTTCACCCTGACGAGTCATTTCATAACTATGTACATTTAGATACTGACGAGAAGACGTTCAGTAAAACAGAAGCAGATAGATTAGACAGAATACTAGTAAAATGCTTTATTATATGTACAGACAAGAATAAAGATATATACGACTTATGTCTTAGTGTATTAGAAGAGTATGAATTTTAAATTATAGAAACTATGGCAGATAAAACAAACAGAGATACGAGTGGTACTTCATTTTATGATATCACTTTCGATGCTTCAGTAAAGCAAATAATAGAAATGTTCGGTGAACCTAGTTATGAAGATAACACAGGTCATGGCAAAGTAAACTTCGAGTGGGATATGGAAACTATCGACGGTGATGTATTCACTATATACGACTGGAAAGAATACAGAAAATTAAAATTAACAGAGATTATAAATTGGCATATCGGTGCTAAGTCAAGATCTATTTCAATACAAGCATTAGACGAAATACTAGAACTATGAAACTTATACCTGAACTTAGTATAGACGTAGAAGATGTAGCAACATACATTCATACTCACGAAGAAGTAACACTATTTGTTACAACCACTAATGGACTAATTAGTTTGATTACATTAGAAGATATAATAGCAAATGAATATGTAGAATTATTCTTTGATATATATAAAGGTGAATGTTACTATATGTCTTTAAACGACAAACCTTTTAACGGTAATATTCCTTACATTAATAATTTATATTTAGAATTAACAGCAGAATTATTTTTAAAGACATAGCGAGTGGTTACGCTAGGTGGAAGAGCGTGGATATATTTAAATTACCATCTACGCTCTGAAACCTTAAACAAACTAAATACGCACTTGTTGCGATAATAATCTTGAATTTAATAATTTAAAACTATATAAACATGAGAAAAAGATTTGTAATTTTCGTACTAAGATTTAAAAAAGAACTACGTGAAACAGGCGCTAACGCGAGTTATGCTATACACCGTTAATTATGGCAATTATAAGCGAATCAATAGAACTTAGAGGCGTTGTACTTGATGTAGAATTAGACTACGAACCAAGTGAACCAATGGTTATGTACTATTCAGACGGTAGTGGTTACCCTGGTAGTCCAGCAGGAATAGAGATCATTAATGTCAAGATCGAGAATCAAGATGTTATGGAATTATTAGAAGATTATTTAGATGAGATAACTGATTTATTATTTGAAAAACTAGAGTCATGAAAGAAAGATTAAACACATTACAAGAATTAGTAGACAAAGGATTAGATTTAGATTTATTTTACCATGTGTCTTTTGACAATTGTGGAACGATATCACTACAAGGCAAAATGAACTATGATATAATTAGAATATTAGGTGAAAAACATGGTGTGGTTTTTCAGAACGAAACAGACTCTGGCTTTTTAAGAGGTAACTTTGATTACAATGGAACAAACGTTAGATTTGTATTATCTTAAAACATAGAAATTATGAGTTATAAAATAGTAGAAAGTAAAGAAATAGTATGGTGTGATCAAGACGATAGATACATATTAATAGTTAAACGCGACAACTGTGTAGTTGGTTTAAACTTTATGCAAGGTGATGAACTTGACTTGTTTAAAAAAGATTTCAACTATATCGACAAGAAGTTAACCGACTTCTATGTAGCAATAGATTCGTATTTAAGTGGTGAAAGTGAACTTGACCGTATTAATCAAGCAATGTGGGCTTACTTTTCTTATACCGAATTAAGAGCAGAAATAAATTGTAACAAACAAAAAATAGAATTATGAGTATGGTAAGCGATTGTTGTGGTGCGGCAACTGATATGACTGAATACGGTTTATGTCCTGACTGTTTAGAACACTGTGAATTCTTTGATGACGAAGAAGATGAGCAATAGTGATGTAGTAATGTCGATATGTATCTTTTATGGTACATTCGCAATAGGAGCAGTATTTTTAAAATGGTTTAACGATAAATATAACTAAATAAATTATGGCAAAGTATAAAGTAAGAATTACAGAGTATTTAAGTAGAATTGTAGAAGTAGAAGTTAGTGATGAAGAGTATGCTATCAAAGTAGTTAAAGACGAATATTTCGATGGAGAAATAGTATTAGACTATGGAGACTTTGATGATGTAGAGTTTGCACTATATAAAGAAGATTAAATTAACAAACTAAATACGTACTTATCGTGATAATATAACTGTAACAAATAAATATATAACTATGCAAGCTAAAATCAAAATTAAAAACGGATACTGGACGTTCAATGGTAGACCATTAAGTAAATGCTCTTTTCCTGAGCAACAAATAGTTTCTTTATACATTAAAAACTATATATTTAATTCTGATGTAGAAGAAAAGATCAAGACTAAGACTGATGAGTCTTTCTTTATAGAACAACAGTATCAATGTGAATTTACAAGAGTATGATTCATAATAAAGAAACAAGTGAAGCTTTACATAAGATGATAAGCAAAGCAACTAATTTAAAATGGATTGATGTATCTTATGGTAACGATGAGTGTGATTCTATTGAGAACGAAGAATTAGACCTAATGATATTCTTACCTAACTTTACTGAATTCACTACGTTTAGTATGATTAAAGCTAGTGAGTACGGAGCATGTAACGATACTAGAGAGTATAATAATTTAAGAGATTTATTTAGAGATATAGATAATTTAAAAAACAACTACGAACTATGGACAAACAAGTGGCATTAGACTTTATTAAAGCTAAAAAAGAAAGGTATGTTAAAGAGCATCGAATTGTTTTGGCAACAACTAAAAACTGTAGAGGTTTAACTCAGAAAGAGTTCGAGAAAGTTGCTATACACGGTCGACGCACGTACAAGAAAAAGCATGTACAAAATGCTTACTGGAGAAATAGTAGAGAAAGAATAGATCTTAAAGATGAAAGACTAAAAAGATATATATTCCAGTAACAAACCAAAAACGAACTAATTGTGATAATATATACGTAACCAAAATAAAATAATATGGAAAGAACTAAAGACTTCATAGATCAAATGATGGAATTTGAATCAGGTATGCTCAACGATAAAGAAATAATAGAAATGTTTTCTGGCATGATCAAAGATCACGGAATGGTATGGCAACTACAAGGTCATTACGGCAGATTTGCATCTTCTCTTGTAGAAAATGGTTGGTTAGATAAAGAAGGTAACATATTAAAAGAACTAAAATGAAAAAATACAGAATAGTTTTATTAAGTGAATTACCTGAAAATGTTGGTCGCAGAAATTCTATTTATATAAGTGGTTGGTTAACTGTATACAAACATCACTATATAATAATTGACGAGTTTGATGGAAAAAATTATTTTCCTAAATCAAAATGTATAATTTTAACTATAAATGAGTAACATGAGCGATAGTGTAAAAGAAAGAGCATTTGACAGGATATGGGCTAGTAGAGAAATAGCATTAATAAACGCACAACAGCAAGATCCTTATTGGAAAATAGATACAGATAAAGCTTTTGAATTAAGTTTGTCTGACTCAGAAGATATTGAGATGTGGAATTATATATTAACTTTAATAGAAAAAGATAGAACATGAAAAGAATAATAACTAAAAACGAAGAAACAGTATCATTATGTAGTATTGGTGATAGTTCAATTGTTGGAATAGAATGGCAACGTGGTGATAGAGCTATGATAATCAGTACAACGAATGGATTTTGTGCGCTAAGTAATAG